ATAATGTTAATGCTTGTCCTGATGCTACTGTTGTAATTTCATTAGTAGTTCCTCCAATAGAAAATATTTGTGAATCTAAATCTATTTGACCTGTTCCAGTATCTCCAATAAAATCTAAATCTTCTATTGTAATTTGAGCAGCAACGTAATCAATTATTGCAGCAGTTGTAGGAATTGTTGTATCGTTATCGTTATTAGCAATACCATCAGCTTCGTCAACAAACTTGCTTATGATAATGTTTTCTGCTGTATCTTTTAAAGAACCAAATTCTAAAATAGCAGTTACTTTAAAATCTCCTCCTGTATTCATATAAATACCTGAGCTATTACCCGAACCATCAGTTAATTCTTTAAGGGAAGCAGTTATTGCAGTATTATCAATAGTTTTTATTAAACCTTGATAAGTATCTGATATTCTTGTATTAAATAAAGTTGCCATAATTATTTTTTATTTTTTTTTTGTTTCTTTAAAAACATTTTAAGTTTCTCTACGTTTTTTTCTTTTGGTTTATATCTCATAATACCCATCCATTAAAAATTGCATCTTGACTTGGGTCAATATCATCATTACTATTTGAATAATACTCAGGAAATAAATTTTGATTAAAGTTCATATAATCAATAAATCTTCTTGTATAATATTCTGCATATTCTCTTGCTTTAGCAACTAAATAATCTAATTCTTCTTTTGTAGCTGATTCACTATTTTCAGAAGTATGTTTAAATACTCCTCCATTTTTTATTTGATATGCAGCAAAGGGAATGTAGTCAACCTGTGCATACCATATTAACATTGGCTGAATATGTGTAATCATTAAATTATAATAATTTGGATTTGCAGCTTCTGTTAATGTACCTGCAGTAATTAATGCTTCAAATTTTTGATATAATTCTGTACCTAAAAAGTTTTGTATATGAATAGTTTGTGATATATTAATAAAGTATATAAATTTTGCAGTATCAACATTCCCATCAATGATTGAATTTCTAACTAAATCTGTTCTATTTATGAATAGTGGTGTTGCCATAATTATTTTTTCTTTTTTGGATTTCTTAAACTACCATCTTTTTTATACCAAGGATTGTCAGGCATAAAACCTCTATAATCCATACTTCTTGGCTGTATTGATACTTCAAAATCGTTTCTAACTGTATAACCATCAATTTCTGCTGCCCTTGTTCCAATAATATCTTTTGAAGTTTTTACATTTATATTAGCTTCTTTACTTTTAAATGTTACCCTTCTCCAAGAATGATGGCAATTACCTCCTCCTTTGTATTTCCAAATTGAATATGTTGCAGAATCTCCTTTAGGACCCCATCCTGGATTTACTGGTCTATCAGTCATTCGCGTTATATCTTCTTTTCTGTATAATTTATTTGCACTTACCATAGCAATACAAAATTTTCTTGGACTATCAGTTACGCCACCTGCATTGTTTTTTGGATAGTAATAATATCTAACTTTAAAATAATTTTCTTTTACTTTTTTATCTTGTTTACTTCTTGCATTTGGATATGCTCTACCTGTACTAACTAAATTTATTATTTTATTTAAAGTTGTAGCTTTTTTGTCATTTTCTAAATTTAAAACATCAAGTATTGCATCATATTTATCTTCGTTATCATAATCAACATCAATTTCATCAATTACATCCCAAGAATTTAAATCAATATCTTCGCCTAAAGCAATTAATTCAGCAGCAATTTCATTATCATTTTCTTTAGATTCAGAACTACAACATAATTTTTCTGCTTTTACACAATTATTAACAGTTTCACCTTTTGAATTTTTTTTAGTTCCTCTTTTAACATATCCATCCCAACAAGGACTTTTACCTAATTCATTATGATTTTCACAAGGCATAAACCAAACTTCACCATTTACTTCGTGTTCGTGTGAACCTCCACATCCTTGTTCTTTAGCTATTTTTTCAGCTTCTTCTTTTGTTTTATATGCTCTTTTACCATCTATCATTTTGAGACTAAACTTTTCCATTTCAACACCTGTTTCTTCTTCAATATCTTCTTTGTTTTGTATATCTTTATCAACCTCAGTAAATTCTAATGGCTGTAAGGTCGTAAAGTATAGGTTTAAGGCAATATCGTTATAAGCAAGTAGTTTATCAAAGGCTCCTATTAAAAGTTCCTGAAAAGGTCTTATAACAGTATTATCCATAAGTAAGGAAGCTGTTTTAATTTCATCAGCATTATTTCCAAATCCTGAATTATCTTTAATACCAAATAACATAGGAGATACTACTCTGTGAGCAACTAAAATTTTACTTTGACTTTCTGTTGATAAAAATTGATATTGATTATGTGCATCATTTAATTGAACAGGTGTAATTTCTGCTTGACTTTCTTTATTATCGTTAAACGCAAGTATGAATTTTCCTGCATTACTGGAACCAGAAAACTTTTGTGCTATTCTTTGCTCTATTAATTCTCTTTGTTCTTGGTTTGGTGTACCGTTATTAAAATTGATAAGCATACTCGGTGCTAAACCGTTCATTATATTATTTAAATGATAGTTGCTAATTTCTTCTTCTAATTCTGCATATTGTAGTCCACCTTGATAATCTACAGGAGAATAGTAGTAAAAACCTGCTTTATAAGGCTTAATATAATATATTTCTATATTTTCTTTACTTGTTCCAAATGCAGGTATTCTTAATGGTTTATCTGATGGTTTTATAGTTGTCCAATCATTCCAATAATAATATCCCTCAATATCCCCATTTTCATTAGCTTTTTCTGTTCTTAATGTTTCAATAGGAAAATGCTCACACATTGATATTTTACTTCTATCTTTAGAATAAATTACCTGAATAGCAGCTTGACCCATTAATTTTAAATCATAAGATACTTTTTGAACCATTTCAGGTTTTAAAAGTGTTATCATTTGAGCATATTCATTCGGTTTACTACTTGAATCAGTAGCATTTAATCCTTTTCCATAAATTTGCTGACTTATTCCATTAATACAAGCATTATTAGTAGGAGAACCATTATATCTATCAATTAAAAATTGAAAATAATTGTTATCAGCACCATATTGAACCCAATCACGACTTTTAACTTCTAAAATTTCAGGAGAAGTATAAGTTGCTAAATTAACAAAACTAAATTCTGACCTATTTTTAGCAAATCTTCCTAAATCGTCTCTTTTTCTATTTTTTTTCATAATTAAAATACCTTATAAGTATTGTCAAAGGAATTAAAAGTTTTATATACATCCAAATTTAAGTTATAATATTCATCTTCCATTTGGTCTATTTCTTGGTCTGTACAGAATATTTTTTCTCTAAATAAAGTTGTATCTGTTGTTCTATCTACGTTCCAAAAAGTATTATCGTTTTCCCATAATTGGTAATTAGTATTCCAAAAATTATAATCTGAATAAAATCTAACATCGTAAAAATGTCCTTCAACTAAAACTGGATTAAATATTTTATTAAATGTTAAATAATTACCACTCGTTGTAGCATTATTAATTTCATAAAATACTGGAATATTTGTACTATCATCTGTAATAGACATAGTAAATTGTTCTCCATATATTCTTGGAATAACTTTAAAAGTTTGAGCTGATGTTGAAGTATTAAATACAATCATACCTATATAACGTATTAATTAAGTTATTTTGTAGAAATGTGAAAGCAAAAAAAAAGCACCCCTAAGGATGCTTAATTTTAAATATATAATATATTATGCAGTTGGGTCAATTACATCTGCATCTATTGGAGTTAATAAAGAAGCGCTATTTAAAAAATAAGGTGCTGTTTCTTCCATTCCTTCCATTACGATTGTGAAACCTGAAAGGTCGCCTGGGGCTGAGCCGGTAACGGTTGTTCCACTGGTTAATTCCATTCCATTTTCAAATCCACATAAAAATACATTCCCATAATAATCTTCAATTGCTACATAAGGTCTCCCTACTGCAACTACTTGTAATTCATTTTGAGTTTTTGCATCTAAATATGTGAAAGTTGCATTTAAAGTTTGAGTATAGAAAGTTGTTCCATTTTCACGAGATGATGTTACTGTTGTTTCTAAATTGGAATTACCTTTTACATCCCATTT